AATACCAGTAGAACCCGAGTAAGATATAGTATTTCCTGTAATGACAGTGTTTAAGCAGTCAGTAACACCTCCCGCATCAACCGCAATACTCTTTTTACCCGAATCTGTAATAACATTGTTAGAAATTACACACCCATAACTATGCTGGTAAATCCCGATTGAACCGGAATACGGGTTTATAGAGGCAGCACAGCCAAGCAAAACGTTGTTGTTATAAATGTTCCTTGCACAAGTCGGCTGCGCGCCAGATGAGTATTGCGAAATTCCTTCGTAATCAAAACCGCTGATAAAATTGTCATCGGCAACAGAATTGCTACACCCTGCGCTAAAATAAATTCCGTGTCTTCCACGCCCTGAAGTTGCAATGAATTTATTGGAAAGAACTTTGCAGCCAGTTACATTACCAGCAAGTACGCCGTAACCGTGACCGGATGTATTACCCCATAGACGTTCTATTGTGCAGTTTTCAACTAAACCGTAACTGCAATTATCGTCAAATTTAATTGCGTTAGAAAACCCAAAAGTAGTGTCAAAACCACTAAACAATACGTTGCGAACGGTTAAGTATGTTGCAGGTGTTGCACTGCTTGTACAAATAGCAAAAACACTATTAGTTGCGTCTGTCTCAATCCCGTTAAGCCGCAGATCAGAAATTGAAATGTATGTAGCTTTTGGGAACAAGAGATTAATACCTTTGGATGTAGGCGTCAGAATCGATGCCGCACCTTCACCAAACAGAGTCTGCCCTGGATTTGACAGCTCTTGAGTCCCAGACAGATAATTTCCTTTTGGGAAAAATACGCTTTTCCCGGTAGCAATTGCATTTGAAATTGGCTGTGTGTCATCTGCAATTCTGTCACCAATAGCACCAAACCATTTTACAGAAACGAAATAGGAGTACTGACGCTTCCATCGTTTTCCGTTTGCCGAAACAATAATTGTTCCGCCATTATCCGCGCTTGTTGTGTCGCTATCGTCGCGCACAAAGTCGCCAGCAATTCCAGATGGCGCAGAAGTAACAAAATAGCCTGTAATGAAAACACGCTTCGACTGGCCGGTGTATGCCCGTAAAGCAGCATAATCAGCTAAATTGATAGAATCCAGCGCGTCTTTGACCGTGCTGGAACCATGCGACACCAAGTTAGATGCAGTGCTGCCGACGGCCAGCGTCTGGATGACGCGAATCGTCACCTCATCGTCCACAGTGGCCGGAACGGCCAGAGTGATGCTGGTGCCGTTGGTTGCCTCCGTGTAGTCTGTTCCGATGTTAATGCGGGCACCGTTTACCCACACCTCTACAGTATCTGTGCCCGGTGTGAAAGGTGCTGGCGTATTGAACACTGTTTGACCTGCTGTAGCTACGGTGTTTGCTACAGCTATGGCGCTAGTTGGTGTCAGCATACGCCAACCATCAGGAGTCTTCACGTATATACGAGCGTCTGTTGTGTTGTAGTACATCATACCATCAGACACAGGTAAACCGCCTGGAGTTACTGTAGGAGGTGTTGCAGAAGGCCCTAAGTACAAGTTAGCTACAGACACAGAACCATACACAGCTGTGAGTTCTTCTTGAATCTCCTGGTCGATGTATAACAACTGCAAGTTATTTGCATCGACTGTAGCTGTGCTGAACTGGCTACCTTTACTGTAGTCGTACTTAATCTTGTCTCGCGGAGTTGTGCGCTTGATTCGAATGACACTCCCTGCTGTTGGTGCTGAGCCGAGTACTATTGTATTCACAGACGGAGACAGCCAAGTATATGCTGTCAGAGCACCGTTAACAAGTACAGACAGGTGCGACCTGTCAATGAAGTTGATCGCAACCTGTACTTGTGTAGTGCTACCGTCGGATACCATATCTTGATACGAGTATGCCAACTTAATCTCCTTTTAAATGTTCGGCAATAGCCTTAGTAGGCCCGAAGCTTGCCACAAGAGGTACGCTGTTCAGCAGCGCCCCACCTAGTTGTCCGTACTGATCTAGTGAGAACCCGTCAGACATAGTTGACTTTATACCACCGCGAAGCGCACCGCCTACCTGATACAAGCGATCCAGTGCAATGAAGCCTGGGGACGATGCACGCGCAGTTTCACCAGAGAGCATATTCCACAGCTCCGAGTACAGGCCGAATGCACCAACCTGACCTACTGCCTTGGTCAACATTTCCTGCTCCGTTAGCGGCTTCTTACCTTGGATCGTATTGTTAGCCGCGGTAGCCAGGACTGCCAGTGGGTACTGGTACATCATCAGCTTTCCTAGACCAGCGTAGCCATCACGACCAAGTGTACCTGCCAGCAGCTTGTTATGAGCTGCGAGAGTAAAACCACGGAATGTGAATACGAATTTACCTAGTGCAGAGAACTGCGCAAAGTACGGTACTTCGCCGGTACGCGATTTCAGTACTGCCTCGTCCATCATCTTGCCGAGGGGGCCACGAAGCTCACGCCATGTTTTATCAGACCACTTTGACGTATCCATACCATGTTGCATAATGTCAGCTTTCACGCTGTCCATTACGGGTTGCTCTAAACCGTACCGAGCCAAACGTCCAGCAGCGGAGGTGTCTCCCTTGATAGCGTTTGCTAACTCGGAGGCAACCAAGTTACCGGCGATCCGTGCTTGATGCGCGTGCACAAATTTCATACCGTTGATATACGGCACCAGTTGTTTGTGGTGCTGTAGGGCGATATTTAAGCCAGAGCTGGCTGGTATATCGAAGTTATCCTCCATGCGTTGCAGGAAAGGTTTCATGCGCAGGTCGTAATTCACGTTGGTTGTGAGCACATCATGCAGCTGTGTTGCGGCGGCCTTGTTGTGGTTGGCATCGTTGAGTAACGATTTCAAAGTAGGGAACTCCTTGATGGCGTATTTCAGCACCTTGCCGAATCCATACCGCTGCATCATCTTAGCATAGTCCGTGATCTGCCACACACCTGCACCTGCTAACCCTACCATCTGGGTTAACTGTTGAGATGTACGCATAAGCTCCGGCACCTGCTCTCCTGATGGCACGCCCTGGATATCCTTGATTATATCATCGAAGAACTTAGCAGCCTCGGCACGATCCGCCTCACTAGGTATACTATGCAGGTACTCCTTGCGCAGATTGGCTACTTCCGTAGATGTCTTTAACCCTTGCTTGGCCAATGCAGCTTGCCCGGACATCTTGTTAACATATCTGTCAGTGTTGCTCAGGATGTTAGAGTCTAGCAAATCCACCACTGCGATACGCTCACCGTCAGCCATGATGCTTGTGGTCATGTCCATGTTAACACGGCGTTTCAGCTCAGACGATTTACCTGCCTCATCAGTTACTGCGGACACAGTATCCAAGACACGCTGTATGCGTTCCTGGGACAGCCCAGAGCCTTCTAATACCTGCCGGATTTCCAGCACATTGTCGTTGCCAATATGTCCACGGAATGCGGAGTCCTCGAAGTACCCTTTCCGTTTTGCGCGGTCAATGATGGCCTTGGCGATATCCCGCCGAACCTGCACGTCCTCAATATCCCGCATAGACTTCGCCACAAGCTCCACAATAGCGCGTTCAGCAGCTTTGGTAGTCATACCAGCATCGACCAGTTTCTGCTCTGCACGCTCGATTTGACCAACTTCCCAATGCCGTGGGAAATAACCCTCGGATTTTTTGATGGATTCGGCCCCATGTACACCGGCAGCTTTCATTTCCTCCAGCATGGCTTGCATGAGTTCTACGTGGTGATCTGCCATCTTACGTACTTCGGGTGAAGCTACACTTGCCACACCAGCCTCACGGTTAGCAAGCTCGATTGTGAGTTCACGTTCAAGCATACGCTGAGCACGCATAGCCTCACTGTGGTTTGTGATCCGCTTCAACGTACCGAAGCCCTGGGCCTCCATTGCCTCTAGTGTTGCGTCGTACAGCTTTGCCTGAATGCGGTGCATGTCTGAGCGGATGGCAATCTTCTCGGATGTGGCGCTGCGGCCAGTCATATCGATTGGATCATCCACTAAGCGGCGCATAACGTCCTTGGCTGTCTCACTGTAGCGGGATGCTGTCTTGTACAGATTCCATGCAATACCCTGGGCAGCCTTGTCTTTATCAAGCATACCTGCAATCTTGGTACGGGCTTGCACTGGGTTAGATTCCATGGATGCAAACTCATGCGTCCCGTCAACATACCTTGTTTTTGTAGTTATACGTTCTTCCATGAGGTCAGTACTGAGACCAATCCCCTTCAACAGTGCGTTGGATTCTTTAACTGGCATACCTAGCAACTTGCGCACTACATCAGCAACCCTGCTCAAGATAGTACGCTCCGATGTTTTCACACTTGCGAGTAAGTCGTGGAATCCTTTATCACCGCTGAATATACCTGCTATAAACTCGTCCACGTTCTTCAGGAAGTACGCATGGTTTCCCTTAGCAGTCACTGCCTGCGACACCTCGGCGCGAAGGGCCTCAAGTTCTGATGTGAGTCTTCCGATAGTGCTATCCGGCACACTGCGACCATACCTAACTTTTGTGAGGGTTAGTGCGTGGGCCACCTCATGTGCAAGCAACCCTGGGTTTGCCTTTGCGCTGTCAACTACGATTGTGTTTGTCAATGAATCGTAATACGCCTCAGTACGAGGACTCATCTTTTTACCGAGCACGTTCTCGTAGTGTTGCATCATAGTCTGCTTATTAACGGTACGTACCTCTACATCACCTACCTGCTCAAGCTGACTCAGCATGTGTCTATACAATGTAGCATCAATCTCAGATACTGCGCCCAAAGAACTCCTAACCATGTCGATAGCCGATTTGGAAGGGCCTACGTCAGCCTTATCTAACAGTTCACGACTAGGCATTGTATCTGCTGGGAAAGAGCGGTGCACAACTGCCTCAGCAGTCTCACGCTCTACTTGACGTAGTACCTGTGCATCTGTTTGCACGGGCTTGATAATCGACTCCGCTGCGGCTTCCAGGTTGCTCTGTGGGAAGTGTGGATCGTGTGGCTCCAGTTTGCCTGCCTTGTACACCATAGCACCCATGGCACCATTGAGCAGAGCACCAACCAGCACCTCTTTCTCACTCATACCGGAGCTGCCTTGAGACAGTTTCCCAGCGCCGTATGTCAGCGCCAGCGAAGTTCCGCCAGCTACACCGCGCTGTGCCGTGGTTCCCAAACGTGCCACTGTAGCAGCACGGCCTGCACCGAAGCTCAGTGCGTCAATTGCGAAGAAGGTTGGATCGACCAGTGATACGAATGTCCCTACGGTGGGGTTATCTGCAATGGCCTGATCTGCCTTGTGCTGCTGATTCAACTGCTCTATACGCCACGCACGGTTCTCGTTATTGCGTGCACCGAACAGGAACTCACGCTCATCGGCATTTGGGGCGAACTCCAAACCTGCCAATGGGTCTTGTACTGTGTATCCGTCCTCTGGTGCGTTTGACGGCCCTGTGAGCGTCTTCCACATACGAGAAGACAGCCACTGTGTAGTGGCTGCTTTTGCTGTAGCTGCGTAGGACGCTGTGTCACGATTCTGGTAGTTGTAATCAGCAAGCCCCACCAATGCGGATGGGGTTTCCTTAATAACTTCCACAGGACTTACTGTGTTACCCACAGTAGCCGGATCAGTAGTCCCAACACGCTGACCGAGAATCGGTTGCGCAAGTGGGTCTGTACTCCCACCGTAGATTCGTGGGTCAACGTATTGGTCTGCCATTTTGCTCTCCTTAACGTAAAGCTTGGTTAATTAAGTCCATGTACAGTGCTCTGCGTTCCGCTGGGGAATGCGTGTACATTGGTGTCTTACGGAATGCTGCTGCTGCTAATGCTACGTTGTCTGGTGTCTTCTCTGCTGTAGCTTTCTTAAACACCTCCAGGAACTGCTTACCGTATGAAGTGCCGCCGAAGTTTGTGCCACCTTGATACGCGGCAAGGCTCATCAACATAAACGCCTGTTTAGACTTGTTGCCTGTGAATGCCTGAGCATCCGCCCCAGCACGCGCAGCATCGTCAGAAGCTTTGGCGAACATCTGGGATACCTGCTTAGCACTAACCTTACCAGTTGCATCTGGCTCAATGTAGTACCCTTGTGTGAACCCAATGCCGATGGTCTTCTTATCGGTCTTCTTACTGCCGTCAGTAAGGGTTATCTGGTTCTGGTACGGCTCGTAACGGACACCTTCCAGCTTAACCAGCTGCTTACGGTACTCCAACATCAAATCATTAGGAACCATCGCAGTGTTATTACCATTGTACGATACCTTCTCACCTGACGCATCCTTTAAGTCAGCCGTAACACCAGGGCCATACAATTCCTTGGTGTTGTTTACACGTGCACTCAGAAGCGACTGCACATAGTTGCCGACGTCTTTAGGATTCAACACAGCACCACCAGCGGCACGGCCATCCTTATCCCAGTACTCTGCCATCAACTTACCTGTGCTGTTCGTACTGTACGTGACTGTCTTACCTTCCGGTGCAGGTGCCATCTTAGCCACA